CAAATCCCAATCCCATTCACCAAAACCTACGTTATCCTTGATGATGAATTGGCGTTGCTGCTCTTCTGTTAAATCAGAAGCCTTTATAACCGGTGCTTCTTTTAGTCCAATGTGTGTTAATGCTTTCAATCGCATATTACCACCTAACACCACCATATCATCATTTACAACAATCGGCCTGAGTTCTAACATCTTTGGGAATGCTTTGATTGATTCGCAAAGTTTCTGAAATTTCTCATCCTTGATAACACGAGGGTTACTAGGGTTGGACTTGATGTCCTTGATTTTAACTACTTGTATGTTCATTTTCGTTCGTTCATTTTAACTTTATGCACCACCTTTAACATCGCTTTGTGTTGTTTTTTATCACCGTATTCAACATGACATGACCTGCACAACCCCATCAGGTTTTCAATCGTGTCTTTATCTCCGCCACCCATACCCCTTGCCTCTATGTGGTGAATGTCAACGGCTGTGTCTCCGCATAACTCACAGGCTATCCAATCCGTCGGGTGATAGTTCATCTCCTTTAGGTAAATCTTCGTGTGTTTTTTCAATGCGTTTTCTCCTTTTGCGTTTTGGTTTTTGTTCAATCATCGCCTCGGCTCTGATAATCATTGATAACATCCCTTCTACTACACAGTTGCCACAGGTTGGTAATGGTTGCCCCATTTCCTCTTGATACACCCTTCTGAACTCCACGTTTTGTTCAGGTGTCATTTTCAATACTTGAGTCTGCTTCCATTTTTGGAAAACAGGCAAGATTTGTTCGTTAATGAAATTTGCTTCTTCTTGTGTCATTTTTTTAACATTCTAATTACTTCTTTTAAGGCTGCACTGACTTCTTTCGGCCTTGGTTGGCTCAATGCGTACCCTTGTTTGTATCTAACTAATTTTTCCAGTGTTTCAATTATTTCTTCTTTAGACATATCTATTTAATATCGTTGCTCCAATCGCTGCTACAAATGAATATAAAACCCCCTCAACAGAATGGAAGTATAAAACACCCATCCAAAAAGCCATACACAATTCACAGTTAAAAGGTTTCTTTTTTAACTTCCATGTAAACTCCCTTACTATAATTAAACCTGCACAGGCTAAACCTGCTATTTCAAATAAAACGTTCATATTGCTCATACCATTTATTGGCTTTTTCTTTTATGTCATTTACTACTCTTAAAATTTCATGTCGGCTTATGCCGGTTGCCCTGCTGATGCTTCTACAACTCCTTGCCTTTATGTTTTCTCCACCTTCACTATACAATTTCCATATCTTCTTTTGATACCAGTCCAAATCCTTGGTCACTGCTGATATGGCAAAGTTCATGAACTCTGAGCGTATATCTATTTCATTCGTGTCTTCGACTTCATCTATTTCATACAAGCCAATCGGTTGATGATAGTATTTTTCGAACCGTGTTCGCCTACCATAAAATTGATTCATCGTTATTTTTATAATGAAGCCTTCCCAGTAACCACTATTGTACTTTTCTATTATCCACGCCTCATCCTTTTCACACAAAATCAAAAACAATTCTTGATATAAATCAGATGCCAGTTCTTTGCCGATTTTGACACACAAATCCCGTACCCAATCCTGTGCAGTTAATTCGTTTATAACATCCTGTTTTTTGATATTTCAAAGTTTATTGACTTTTTTTAGATATCGTTCGGAGTTTTGCACTTAATATCCACACGTTTAGGGTTGCATATACTATATACCTCAAATCCTTTTTTCATATACTTGTTGGCATAGTACACTACCTGCTTTTCATTTTCAAGAAAAATGTGGACATATTCTTTCTGTTTCCTCAATGTAAGTTCCAACATTGTTTTTCAATAATTCTAAGTATTCGGTTTCGGGTTGGTATTTTAAATCAAGGTAATCCTGCATACGTTTCGTGTGGTGCAACACGGTTGTATGGTCAACGTTCAGAAACGCCCCAATACAAGTGGTTGTTTTTTTCATGTGAACCCTTGCGAAGTAGCACAGTATTTGCCTTGCTGTTACAAATGATTTTTTCCTGCATTTGCTCATTATATCATGTTGTGTTATTCGGGTGACAATACTCACCTGCTTTAATAGTTCAACCAACTCTAAATCAAACTGAGCAAACTGGAATGGTTGATTCAATTTGTCGAACATGATTCTTTTATCTTCGTTGGCTTTTTCCAATCGCTTTTTATATATGTTCTCCATTCGGGTGTACTTGGCTTTCAGTTTTATGTATTCGTATTGGTAATCCATTATAATTGTTCTTTATATTTTGTGTATCTGCCTTCAAAACTAATCGGTATATCTGCACATTGTCCGTGCCGGTTTTTGGCAATAATCAATTCAGCATCCAATTCAACTTCATCCCGTACCGTTTCGTAATATTGAGGCCGGTAAGGAAATAAAACACAATCAGCATCCTGTTCGATTTGTCCACTTTCTTTAAGGTCTGATAAGGTTGGTTTGACATTTGACCTATCTTCCCTTCTCAGTTGTGCCAGTGCTACTATAGTTATATTTTCTTCTTTTGCTAATTGCTTCAATCTTTTACTGGCTTCACTCACTTTATCGTACCTTGTTTTGCCATCGGTTTCTAGCAACTGTAAATAATCTATGAAAACTATATTCAAACCGTGTTTGGCCTTGTGCAGTTTGATTTTAGTAATTAACCTATCTAACCTTCTATCGTGGCTATCCATTATATTTATTTCCAATTCATTTTGATACATCTGAGTTGCTATGTCCTCAATGTCATCTAAGGTCATATTGGCGTTTCTGATTTTGTAATTTTCGATATTGGCAAAATAACTGATATATCTTTGAGCAAGTTCCCTCTGAGTCATTTCCAACGTTATGAAGAGAACCTTTGCCCACTTACAACAGTCTATTGCTAAACACAATCCAAGTGCCGATTTTCCTGCTCCCGGTCTTCCACCTATGACAATCATGTTCCCTTTGTGGTAACCGCCTATGTATTTATCCAAATAACGCCATCCAGTGCTAATACCCTGCAACTTTTCACCTCTTTCTATTGCATGGTTAATATCATCTAACACATGACCGGCAACAATGTTTATGTCCGTTATGTCTGACGTAGATTCAATTTTGCTTTCTTCTAGTATTTCAGTCAGTTTATTTTGTATTTCTGATAACGAACCCTTGGTGTCAATTTCAGGCAATCGTTGAATGATTCGATTGTGTTTGTATTTCAGTTCCAACAACATCAAATCCCTTTCAACACTTTTGTCCGTAGTCATTGCTGAATACACTTGCACCAAACTCTTCTTATGTTTTGGTAGCAACATGATTAATTCATTCAATGAAAATGTTTCACCACTTCGATATAAATCTTTCATAAGCCTAACGGTTTCTTGTGCGAAACCTTTTGCAAACCATTTCGGTTCAATTTGGTTCAGGTAAACCCTTGCATTGTCACTCCAACAGAAGGAGGCAATTATGTTTGTTTGTATGTCAGTCATCTAACGTTGCTTTTTTATTTCGTGGTACAATAGTTGTTTCGTTTCGTCTTATCCAATTTCTTGCGGCTGCTTTCCAATCCTTCATTTTTGTTTTGCCAACCATCCAACCTTTGGAAGTGTAAAAATCGTGAAACCTTTGTGCATCAAGTTCAGGAAATTCATTTTTTAATTCTTGCACAGATGGTACTATAAACTTTCCTTTATTTTCCTTTACTTTACTTTCCTTTATAGCATTGCCTTCGCTATGCGTTCGCATTGCGTTCGCATTATTCCACCTCTTTTTGGCTGATTCCCTTGCTTTTACGCTTTTGTTGTTTCTCAGGTCTAAGCGTTTCTGAACAGAAGGGCTGTTAAAATAACCATCCTCAACCACAAACAAATCGAAGTCCTGTATGATACTACAAATACGATTGCTATCCGTTCGCAGTTCAAACGCTATGCGTTCGCATTCCATTTGCATTGCATTCGCATTCTGATACAATTCCTCGATTATAGCCCAGTATATGCCATAACCTTCGTAACCGTGTTGGTATATTAGTTTTTTGATTTTCTCATCTGACCTGCTGTTATAGTCATGTGAGAAGTAAAATGTTTCTTTTGTCATATAAAAAAAGCCCCGAACCAGTTAGATGTGTGGAAGTCCATCTAACCAGCCGAGGCAAATATCTTTTTTTAAAACTGCTTCCACCCAGTCATACAAATATAAAATTAATAACCTAAATCATGCTTTACTTTTTCCTGTTTTTCTTGCTTTTCTGCATATTTCAAACCCCTGAACATCGGGCTTTCATTTTGCAACAAACGCCTGAACCTTGTTATGGTTTGTGCATCTGCTAATTCACCAAACGTGTATTCAACGAAAAATTCTTGCATATACAACGTGTGTGTGTTCTTGCCCATCTTTGCCAACTGGTCACGCCAATAGTAGCAACAAAGCAACCGGTCATCATCCCTTGTGTCGGGGAACTGTGTTAGGATTTTTGCAACCCTTGTTTTGATTTGGTTCATTTCTTAAATCTTTTTCTGTAAAGTGGTTCAACATAAGGCTTTTCAGATTCATTGGCTTGTCGCTCAAGTTCATCCTCTAGTTCTTTAAATTCTCTAATGTCATCGCACAGTTTCAGGTAAGCCAAATAACAGATGGCCATAAACAATGCAATAGGTATAACTAAAATTACTGGCACTTCCATAATTACAATATGTTTACTATCAATGCACAATCATCTATAACCAAACTTACCAAACCGTTACGTTCAGCCTGCACCAATGGCTCATGTAATTCCATTGCGTTTTGGTCTTGCAAATATGCACGAACATTGTGCCTTCCACGGTAGTTCATTTGGTCTACCCACATAGCCCATACATTATGTGCTACATCTTCCATGTAATCCTCTAATAATCTTACTAAATTTTCCATTTGTGTGTTGTTGTTTTGTAATTCCATGACACGAAGAAACAACATAATTTCAATAAAACAAAACTTTTTTTACTTTTTTTAAAATTATTTTATGATTTGGTTCAAAAGCACGGAAGCAACTTGTAGTTTAGTGTCTATTTTATCCTGTACATCTTGCCTTTCTATTCGTGCAACGTGCAACCTTTTCTTGTTCGGCATACGAGGGTCAAAAGAGGCGAAATAACCTTCGTTCGTATTAGTGGATATCATGCCTAACTGCATTTGCCAGTAATACTCAGGATGAATCGCTTTTAAGGTTTCAGCATCTTCTATCATGAAATTCTTTAAATGTATGCCACTGTTGAACGGGCATTTTATTTCCAGTATAGAATCTTCGCTTAACCCATCAGGGGAATAACCACTGTATTTACCATAAGGGATAAAAACGTATGTTTCACCTCCGTAATATGTATATGGTGCAAAAAACTCTTTTTGAAAGGCATCAAAGGCTAAACTTTCATTTTCTATGCCCCAATCTAGGGCTTCACCAAATATCGGCTTAGAATGCCCTGTAAGTATCTCAGCAGCCTTTTCATAAACAAAGGTTTCGGCTGTCTTACTAAGCAACCCCCCGTTACGAGGGTTGCCCATAAGTTTATGAATGACAGAAGCAGTGAATCTATTCGCCCTTGCTTCTAACCATTCCTCTTGTGTTTTAGTCATCAAAATTTCCATCAGTTCTTTATTTTAATCATTCCCCAAAACAAACTAATTTCAGTACGTTTGCTAACCGGCTTTTCTTGTTGATGTTGCACTGGTTTTTTGTCCTGCTTTTTTGATGTGAATTGTATTTGTGATTGCCTTGCATTGTGGGCGTAATTTTTATTAACCCCTTTGTTGTTGTCAATCACTTGCTGTGCAGTCCTACTGTTTGGCTTTCTTGACATCTTGCTGTAACCCTTGATGTCAACCAAAGACATTTTTTTCAACACCATAGCCGTATTGGTGCTAATTCTGTGTTTCCTACATAACGTAGTAGTACACCTTTCGCCTTCATACACATCGTGTAAGAAATTTTTGTACCTGTCGATTTGTGTTATTTTTAATGGCCTCATAGTAATTTGAATTTGTTTTCTGTCAGTCATTTAGTTGCCTTCAACACATCTTGGTGTTTCTTGCTTATTACGAATTTTGATGTTACATCAGATAATGCACCACCACCGGCAATGTGTTCGATTGCTTTTTGCCACATCGGATGTTGAGGTGTCAATGTTTCTTTCACTGCTTTTACTTCATGCCCACTTGCTGAGTTAGCATCATCGTCTGCTTGATTCAAGTTGAATATAGAAGCCAGTGCATATCTTCTCGCATACGTCAAAGCACTTCCATACTGCTGAGGGTTGTTAGCATC